TTGGCTACACAGGTAGCGGTATTGTTTGGAGCAATACTATTGTTGGAAATGATACGGCTATGGCAAGCGAGCCTAATGATGGTTTTACAGAGTATAACAAGCGTTTGTCTTATTCAAATAATATAGTTGCTAATACGCATAACTTTTATGGAGATGTTGATGTTGCGGGAGATGTTGATTTTGGAGGTTCAATAACAGCTGGTAGTAGTGGTGATTTTACAGTACAGGGAAGTGGTTATATTCAATTGGGTAACTGTACTATTGGTAAAAGTGGAGATAGCAATCATATTCACGTCAACTGTCCTACTGCTCTTATTCCTAACAGTACCACTACAACAAGTAATACTAGACTAGGTACAGGTTCTTACAGATGGCAAAATGTTTATGCTGGACCAGGAAACTTTGAAGGATCAGTAACAGCTAGTGCAGATGTTATAGCTTATTCAGATGCTAGATTAAAGGAAAATGTTAAAACATTAGACGGTAGTAAAGTACTGCAGATGAGAGGTGTTAGTTTTGATAGAAAAGATACTGGTATATCAAGCTCTGGTGTAATAGCGCAAGAGATACAAAAGGTAGCTCCTGAACTTGTTAGCGATGACGATGGCACATTAGGAGTTGCATATGGTAACTTAACTGGATACTTGATAGAAGCAATAAAAGAACAACAAAAACAAATAAACGAACTTAAATCACAAATGGCTGCTTGTAATAAAACAGCTTGAAACTGTAACTGTAAAAATTAAAATAATGGCTAAAACATATACAACAAAAATTAAACATCTTCAAGGCGCTCCTAATTACGACGGTAAAGAAAACGTAATAACTAAAGTTGAGTTCACGATAGAATGCGTTGACGGAGAATACTCTCATAAAGCTAATTCGCATTTAGATGTAAATTACGACTCAGAGTCTTTTGTAGAGTTTGCTGACTTAACAGAACAAAACGTAATTGATTGGATAGAAACTCATCCCATATACGAGTTTACTAAAAACTATGTAGACGAAATAATTGCTAATATGAAAGTTCCTATGGACTGGGGATTAGATAAACCTTGGGAATAATATGGCTGTACCTGGAAGTGGAGAAATAAAATTATCACAAATAGCGAAAGAAAAGGTGTATGATGATTATAATGCACCCGTACCCAATGTTACCCCTATAAGCTTAAAAGATGTAACTATAGGGGGGCAGGCTAATGGCAGCGGAGCTGATTTTGATGACACAAATCAACAAAGTCCTAGCTTTCCTGACAACGTAGCAAGCTATAGTATGGGAGAGTTTTATGCTTACGATCACGACTTTCAAGCAATACCTTGTAATAAAGCAATGGATGTTGTTTTTTTATTAGATTATACATCTAGTATGACTGGGCAATATAACAACACTACAAACGGGTTAAAAGCGCAGGTAAGCGCTATATCAAATAAGGTTGTTTCGGAGTCTGGAGGCGATTATAGATTAGCCGCTGTTTTAATTGATCAAAATTCCACCACACCATCCTATTGGACAGGCAACAATACTACAGTTTCTAATTTACCCTCAGCAAATAAATACAACTCAGGTACTGTATGGTTATCAGCTCTAGTACCTTTTGCTAGCGTAAATAAAACTGACTTTGACACAAAAATAGGTTATATAGCAGCGGGAAGCCAAGGGAGCGGAAATAACAGTGCTACTAGCATGGAGATTGGTTCTGGTGGTGGTGGGCCTGAGCCTAACGACACAGCTATAGACAGAGTGCTAAATAATAGTTTAGCTGGAAGTTTTAGGTCTGGAGTAACCAGAATGATTATACTTATAACAGATAATTCCCCTGATGGTGATGGAGATGATCAGTTTAATGGCGCAGAAGAATTAGCAAAGATGGGAACGCTATCTAATCAAGCGGTTGCTAATGTTTGCACTATATCTGTTTTGGGTAGTTTTAGCAATAGTACCTCTAACGATGGTACAACCACTAGGTATGATATATATAATGGGTACGCCAATAACACAGGGGGGTTAACTAACTTTGCAGGGGATCCTAGTGATATTGTACAGTTTATAGAAGATATATGTGATGATATAGAAACAGGGTTCCCTACTTTCTCTAACTTATCTAATACTAGTTTAGATACAACGCCTTCAGGGACAGTTAACGCTGCGTCAAGCATAACTGAAACTAGTTTTTCAGCTAGCATGTCAGTCACGGATTTAAACAATGAAACAACTCATTGGTGGAAACCATTTGCTACTAATTCTGTTGGGACTTCTTACGGAGAGGTTAAAAAAGTGGATGCAAGTAAATGGACAGCAAACGCGACAGTTGCAAGCGACACAACAGTAACATCTAGGGGTATAGTATACCATACAAGTAATACTGATTTAGTGGCTAATGGAACTGTAGTCACACACCCTGTAGCAGGGGTAGGCGGTTTTGGAATAGCTGCCTCAAACATTAGTGCACAGGGTGCAGATAACCTTGGGTGGGTTTATTGCAATTCTGGGTTTAGCCAAACGCCAATTGCAAACTATAGTAATAATGTAGTGGTTGGTGCAACGGGTACCCAGGTCGCTACATATACTGGTGCAGTATCAACAGGAACAAAAACGCAAACAATAACAGAAAGTAATGTACCGCTTCTTAGTGGTAACAGTTATAGACTTAGAGGTTGGTTTGAAAAGAAAAACAATGGAGGAATCCAGTACTCCGGAAATATAGTTACTTTTACGGTAGGATCTTCTTTTGATTTTACAGCGAGTCTTACCGTTGGGACTGCTACATATTATACAGCGACAGCTAGGGGATGGTCAACACAGTTTCCTTTTTCCATGGGCTCTATAAGTAACATATCCTTTAACTCAAGCACTCTGTCTGCAATATATTGGCAGAACAATAGTTCAGGCACTGATTATATATATATATATTTTAGCGGTACTAGAAAATCCTTCAGTAGTTTTTACATAGGATTAACTAGTTTAGGCGGTTCTTCTAGTTGGACTGCAGTAGGATCTCAGGTTTGGAGAAAGGCCTATGCATTTGATCCAATGCCTTCTAACGGCAGCTCAGTAACAATTAGCGCGGATTATTAATATTAAAGAAAGCTAAATTAAGCGTAATAATATAAAAATAGAAAACAATTTTAAAATAAATAATAATATGGCACTAAAAGGAAGTTATAATTTTAAAGGTATATCATTACCCGAAGCATACTTTATGGTGGAAAATACTAAATGCAAAAAAATTCATCAAAGCGAGTCCGTTTTAGTAACACCAGCTGTTTTAAACGAATTAGATGAAATAATCGAACCTCCTGTTTACGAAACACAATGGACTAAAAGCGTTCGGGCTGTGGCTTCTGTTAAGTTTTATACTGACGAACCAAGCAAGATTGAAAACCCTAATATTTTTTTAGATTCTAAAAATTATTCTTTTACTCCTAGTGAAAATCAAACAGCAAAAAACATAACTATACAGGCTTACGAGCATTTAAAAACTTTGGAAGAGTTCGAAGGATTTGTAGATGCATAAATTAAATTAATAATTAAATTAAATAAAAATGGCAAAAATTAAAGATGAGCAATTAAAAGAATTGCAAGATAAAGTTAACGTTATCAACCAAAACCAATTACAAGTTGGCAATTTAGAATATCAAAAACATTCTTTGCTGCATATGCTAACTAACCTACAAGAAGACTTAAAGAGCTTTCAAGAAAAGCTTGAAGAAGAATATGGTAAGGTTTCTGTAAATATAGCTACTGGAGAATACGAAGAAATAAAAAAAGATGAATCTAATTAGGAAGATAAGCATAGGCAGAGATTATAAAAACGAAGCTATGCATTACGCGGTAGGTCAAGAGGTTTACGGTGGACATATTATTCATCAAATACTTGAAGAAGACAACAAATACTCTATATATATAGAAAAACAAAATGAGGTTATACCATGGAAAGACTTTAATAAAAACATGGCCATAGCTGTTGAATATAATTTAGAATATTAATGCGAAGTGTATTTAACTTTATAATAAAGCCAAAAGATTTAAGGACTAGCTCTAAGAAATCAATCGGCGATAAAGAATTAATACTAAATACAGAATTACAAAATCACGAATATGTCAGTAGGCATGGGGTTGTTTTAAATACCCCATTGCTTACTAAAACAGATGTAAAAATAGGTGATGAAGTAATAGTGCACCATAATGTATTTAGAAGGTTTTATGATATAAGAGGTGAGGAAAAAAATAGTAAAAGCTATTTTGAAGAAGATAAGTTCTTTGCCTATGAAGACCAAGTGTTTTTGTATAAAAGAAAAGATCAATGGCGCGCAATTAAAGGGTACTGTTTTGTAAAGCCTTTATTAAATACAGATAATTTTGAGTTATCTAAGGAGCATGCTTTAAAAGGAGTTATGGTTTTTCCTGATAGACATTTAGAAAATAACGGTGTTTTAAAAGGAGATATAGTTGGTTTTAAACCTAGTTCCGAATATGAATTTATAATTGACAATCAAAAATTATATAGAGTGCATACTAATTCAATTACAATTAAATATGAACGTCAAGGAAACGAAAAAGAATATAATCCAAGCTGGTTATGATGCAGTGCAAGAACTTATTAAAGTCGCAAAAGAGGAAATCGTTGATACAGAAGATGATATTTCCGCAGATAGACTCAAGAACGCTGCCGCTACTAAAAAGCTCGCCATATTTGATGCATTTGAAATATTAAGCAGGATTGAAGAAGAAAAAGCACTGCTTGAAAACAAGCCGCTTGATAAAAAAGATGATGCCTTTAAAGGTTTTGCAGAAAGAAGATCTAGGTGATGTACGAACAAAGTTTATATAGCGTTATAGAGCCTTTAAAAATAAATACAATAAAAAGGCTTAATAAAGCAAAAAAGTGGAAATACGGGTACGATAAAAGCCATGACGTAGTTGTAATAAGCCGAACAGGGGAGATAGGCGAGGTGTATAGCATACAAAATTTAAAAATAGCTTTACCTAAACCGCCTAAGAATATTACAAAAGGAAAAGATCGTTGGGAAAAAAAAGCTTACCCTAAAGAGCTGAATAAAGTAAAAACAATATTTGACTGGAGAGATTTACCAGACGATTTTAAAAACAAATGGCACGGATTTATAGATGAAGAATTTACAAAAAGAGAAGAGGGTTATTGGTTTTATAACAAAGGCAAGCCTACTTATATTACTGGCACTCACTATATGTACCTGCAGTGGTCCAAAATTGATGTTGGGGCACCAGACTTTAGGGAAGCAAACAGATTATTCTTTATATTCTGGGAAGCTTGCAAGGCAGATCCCCGATGCTATGGGATGTGCTACCTTAAAAACCGTAGATCTGGATTTTCTTTCATGTCATCAGCTGAAATTGTTAATTTTGCGACAATATCCTCAGATTCCAGGTTCGGTATATTGTCCAAATCTGGACAGGATGCTAAGAAGATGTTCACTGACAAGGTGGTACCGATCTCTGTTAATTACCCGTTCTTCTTTAAACCAATACAAGACGGAATGGACCGACCGAAAACCGAACTCGCGTACAGAGTTCCGGCGTCGAAATTCACCAGAAAGAGACTCGATTCGAAGGATAGATCCGGAAGAGAAACGCTTGAAGGGTTGGATACGACCATCGATTGGAAAAACACCGGTGACAACGCCTATGATGGGGAAAAGCTTAAACTCCTCGTCCACGACGAATCAGGGAAATGGGAAAGGCCGAACAACATCCTCAATAACTGGAGAGTTACGAAAACCACCCTTAGATTAGGTAGTAGAGTAATTGGAAAGTGTATGATGGGGTCAACGTCAAACGCTTTAGACAAAGGTGGAGAGAATTTTAAAAAATTATATAATGACTCAGATGTTACCAAAAGAAACCGCAATGGACAGACTCGCTCAGGATTATATAGTTTGTTCATACCTATGGAATGGAACTTCGAGGGATTCATTGATTCTTATGGAATACCTGTATTCGATACGCCTAATGAACCAGTTGAAGACGCACACGGACAGCTTATAGATTTAGGAGTAATTGAGCATTGGACAAATGAGGTAGAGGGTTTAAAAGGGGACCAAGATGGCCTTAATGAATTTTACAGGCAGTTTCCAAGAACAGAGGAGCATGCTTTCAGAGATGAAACTAAAAACAGCTTATTTAATCTAGCTAAAATATATGAGCAAATAGATTACAATGAGAATTTAAATACCAGTAATGTGGTAACAGTCGGTAACTTTAATTGGGAGAACGGTATAAAAGATACAAAAGTTCAATTTACGCCAAATCCAAATGGAAGATTTAATGTATCTTGGGTTCCCGGCCTACAAATACAAAACAAACAAATAATAAAAAACGGTGTTAAATTTCCTGGAAATGAACACATGGGCGCTTTCGGTTGTGACAGTTATGATATATCAGGAACTGTTGGAGGACAAGGGTCTAAAGGAGCATTACACGGATTAACAACTTTTAGTATGGAAGACGCTCCAGCTAATACGTTTTTTTTAGAATATATTGCAAGACCACAAACTTCGGAAATGTTTTTTGAAGATGTGTTAATGGCTTTAGTTTTTTATGGGATGCCTATACTTGCGGAAAATAACAAACCTCGATTACTATACTATTTAAAGCGTAGAGGATATAGAGGATATTCTATGAATAGGCCTGATAAAATTTGGAATAAATTATCAGTAGCGGAAAAAGAAATAGGTGGAATACCAAACTCTAGTGAAGACATAAAACAAGCTCATGCGTCTGCTATTGAGACTTATATAAATAATCACGTAGGAGTAAACTCCGAAGGAGGCTACGGGGCAATGTATTTTAATACAACGCTTAATGACTGGTCTAAATTTGAGTTAAATAATAGGACAAAATATGATGCGTCCATTAGCTCTGGTTTAGCTATTATGGCTTGTAATAGACATTTGTATAGACCTGTAAAAGAATTTCAAAAGAAACCATTAAATATAAAAATCGCTAGGTATTCTAATAGCGGATCATTTTCAAAAATAATAAAATAAATATGGCTGAGTCAGTTGTAAAAAGTTTTTTCCCTAGTCAAGTAGCTAGCGACAAAGAAAAAATGAGCGCAGAATATGGGCTTAAAGTTGCTAGAGCTATTCAGAGCGAATGGTTTAAAATGGACACGGGATCAACACGTTATAAAAGTAATCAGCATTCTTTTCATAGACTTAGATTATATGCTAGGGGTGAGCAAGGGGTGCAAAAATATAAAGATGAATTGTCAATTAACGGCGATTTGTCTTATCTCAATTTAGATTGGAAGCCTGTTCCTATTATTCCTAAATTTGTGGACATAGTAGTTAATGGTATTTCAGAAAGAGCTTTTGATATTAAAGCATATTCACAAGATCCATATGGTGTTGCTAAAAGAACAGAGTATATGGAAAGTATAATGAGGGATATGCAAAGTAAGGATCTTAGTGATTTTGTTGAAGAAAACTTTGGAATTTCTGTATTTGAAACAAATTTACCAGAGCTTCCAGAATCAAAAGAAGAACTAGAGGTACACATGCAGCTAACTTATAAGCAAGCTGTAGAAATGGCGGAAGAGCAAGCTATAAATACTATATTAAAAGGTAATTCTTATAATCTTACAAAGAAAAGGGTTATATATGATTTAACAACCATTGGTATTGGCGCTGTTAAAAATACCTACAATAATGCAGAAGGTGTAAAAATAGAGTATGTGGACCCTGCTAATTTAGTATATTCGTACACTGAATCACCATATTTTGACGACGTATACTATGTTGGTGAAATAAAATCCGTGCCAATTAATGAATTAAAAAAAGAATTTCCTAATTTAACAGAAGATGATTTAGGCAAAATGTCTAAGCAGGGTTACCAAAATAACGGGTTTTACGATAAAACTTTATCTAATTACAACGAAACAGATTCAAACACTGTACAAGTTTTATATTTTAATTATAAGACTTATATGAATGAGGTGTATAAAGTAAAAGAAACAGCTACAGGAGCTAGTAAAATATTAGTTAGAGATGATCAATTTGATCCACCTGTTGAATTACTTGAGCAGCAATTTGGCAAATTATCAAGATCATTAGAGGGATTATACGAAGGTGTTCTTGTTCTAGGCACAGACATGCTACTAAAATGGGAACTTGCTAAAAATATGTTGCGCCCAAAAAGCGATTATACTAAAGTAAAAATGAACTATAGTATTTGTGCCCCAAGAATGTATAAAGGTAAAATAGAATCATTAGTAAGTCGTATTACTGGTTTTGCTGATATGATACAGCTTACGCATTTAAAATTACAGCAAGTATTATCGCGTATGGTTCCAGATGGTGTTTATTTAGACGCAGATGGATTAGCCGAGGTTGATTTAGGTAATGGAACTAATTACAACCCCCAAGAAGCATTAAATATGTTTTTTCAAACTGGTTCTGTAATTGGTAGATCGTTTACACAAGAAGGCGATATGAATCCAGGTAAAGTACCTATTCAAGAAATAACTAGCGGCAGTGGCGGCAATAAAATACCGCAACTTATTAATACTTACAACTATTACTTACAAATGATAAGAGATACCAGCGGTTTAAATGAAGCTAGAGATGGCAGTTTACCGGATAGTAGATCTCTTGTTGGTATTCAAAAGATTGCAGCCGCTAATAGCAATACGGCTACTAGACATATATTAAATGCTGGATTATTTATAACAGCGGAAACAGCAGAGTGTATTTCATTAAGAGTTTCTGATATATTAGAGTTTGCACCAGCTGCAGATGCTTTTGTTCAAAAGATAGGTGGGCATAATGTTGCTACATTATCTGAAATGAAAGAATTACATTTATACGATTTTGGTATATTTTTAGAATTAGCGCCAGATGATGAAGAAAAACAAATGCTAGAAAACAATATTCAAACAGCGTTGTCAGCTAGTTTAATAGATTTAGAAGACGCTATTGATATTAGAGATATTAAAAATATAAAATTAGCTAATCAAGTTCTTAAAATAAGAAGAAAAAAGAAAGCACAAAGAGATCAAGAAGCGCAGCAGGCTAATATACAAGCCCAAGCGCAAGCAAATGCTCAAGCACAACAAGTAGCCGCACAAGCAGAAGTACAAAAACAAAATGCAATAACACAGCAAAAGCTACAATTAGAACAAGTTAAAGCTGAGCTTGATATGAAAAAACTAATGCAAGAAGCAAACCTTAAGAAAGAATTAATGGGGCTAGAATTCCAAATGAATATGCAACTTAAAAATGCCGAAGCAGATGTTTACAAATCTAAAGAAGGATTTAAAGAAGACAGAAAAGATGACAGATCCAAAATGGAGGCCTCACAACAAAGTGAACTAATAGATCAAAGAAATAATAATTTACCTCCAAAGAATTTTGAATCATCGGGTAACGATATAATTAGCGGTGATTTTGATTTAGGTTCTTTCGAACCCAAGTAATAATAATAAGTAAAGTAATTATATAATATTTTATCATGGAAAACACAGAAAACAAAGCTGTAGTCGAAGAAGTTGTAGAACAAACAACTGATCAACCTACAGATGAAGTTAAAAAAGACGACGCACCGAAGCCTAAAAAGCCTAAAAAACTAGTTAAGGAAAATAGTGACGACGTAGATTTTAAAATTGATTTAAGAAAAAAACCAGAAGATGCCATTCAAGAGCAAAGCACAGATGACAGCGATGTTACTGTCGGAGAATCCGAAGACTCGCCAAGTAGCGAAGAAGTGGTTGAAGAAATACAAGACTCCGAACAAAATGAGCAAACCCCTCTTGAGGAAATAACAGAGGAAGAAGTTAAAGAACAAACAGAAGAATTAACAAACGAGGTTGAAGAAGCTATAGCAGAATCAAATGAAACTGGAGCGGATCTACCTGAAAATATTCAGAAAGTTGTTGATTTTATAAATGACACAGGAGGCACTTTAGAGGACTATGTAAAACTTAATCAAGACTATTCTAAATTAAACGAAACTCAATTATTAAAAGAATATTATGAGGTAAGCAAACCGTATTTAGATAGTGAAGACATTGATCTTTTGATGGAAGATTTCTCTTACGATGAAGAGTTAGATGAGCCGAAAGATATAAAGAAAAAGAAATTAGCTTTTAAAGAAGAAGTTGCAAAAGCAAAAAAAGAACTTGAAAGCAGAAAAACAAAATACTATGAAGAAATTAAAGCTGGCTCTAAATTAACAGATGAGCAAAAGAAGGCTGTAGATTTTTTCAATAGATATAATAAAGAAAGCGAGGAATCGTCTAAATTAGCTGAAAAGCAAAAAAATGTATTTTTAAATAAAACTAACGAAGTCTTTTCGAACGAATTTAAAGGTTTTGAATATTCAGTAGGAGACAAAAAGTATAGATTTAATGTTAAAAATGCAGATGAGGTTAAAACAAATCAAAGTGACATTAATAATTTTATTAAGAAGTTCTTAAACGAAAAAAATGAAATGTCCGATGCTAAATCTTATCACAAATCTTTGTTTACAGCTATGAATCCTGATTTAATAGCCCAACACTTTTATGAGCAAGGTAAATCCGATGCTATGAAAGATAGTATGGCTCGAACTAAGAATGTAGATATGAATCCGAGAGGGGTTCATGAAAAAGTCTCTTCTTCTAACGGGTGGACTGTTAAAGCTATAAATGGGCAAGACACTTCCAAGCTGCGAGTAAAAATTAAAAAATAACTAAAAAAAATTAAAAAATTATGGCACTAGCTGGAACAGGGGCGGAATTAAACCACCTAACCCCAAGACCTATTAAGGGTCTATTCGGAGATAACTATTTGTCTTTGGCAGATATGGATTTCACACAACAGTTTTTACCTGAAGTATACGAAAAAGAAATCGAAAGATATGGAAACAGAACTATCGGTGGATTTTTACGAATGGTAGGAGCTGAGATGCCTATGGCATCAGACAGAGTAGTATGGAGCGAACAAGGAAGATTACACATTGCATTTGATGATTGTAGTGTTGATAACTCCTCTGCGACAACTACAGTAACTTTTGAAGACACTGCAAGTGGAGACTCAGGGGTTGCAAAATCAAAATTATTAGGAGTAGGGATGACTGTTATTATCGCTAAAGGTATTAGCGTTGTTAAAGCAAGAGTAGCTACTGCACCTGGTGATGGTACAATTACAGTAGCACCTTATGGAGCGGGTAATTTAAATGGATTAGGATCTGGATCATTAACAGATGTTAAGCTATTTGTATATGGATCTGAATTTGGAAAAGGAAGCGGAGATGTAGGAAACTCAATTGACGCTAAGTTTACTCAATTCAGCAACAAGCCAATTATCTTAAGAGACAAGTACAATGTGAACGGATCTGATGTTGCACAGATTGGTTGGGTTGAAGTAACTACTGAATCTGGAACTTCTGGATACTTATGGTACTTAAAATCTGAGCATGAAGCAAGATTAAGATTTGAAGATCAACTTGAAATGTCAATGGTTGAAGCTGTAAAAGATGAAGGAAGTACTTCTGGATCTGCTGGGGCTGCAAACTTTGAGGGAACTGAAGGTTTATTTGCTGCTATTGAGTCAAGAGGTCTTGTTTACAACGATGCTGACTTTGACGCTATTGCAGGAACTGCACCATACGCCCCAACTGGACTTGGTGAATTTGATAATATTTTAGCTGAATTAGACAAGCAAGGATCTATTGAGGAAAACATGCTTTTCTTAGATAGAGCTACTTCTCTTTCTATTGATAATATGCTAGCTAAGCAGAACGCGCCTTACGGTGGTGGTACTTCTTACGGTGTATTTGAAAACAGCGAAGATATGGCGTTAAATCTTGGATTTAATGGATTTAGACGAGGTTCTTATGATTTTTATAAAACTGACTGGAAATACTTAAACGATTCAACTACAAGAGGACTTGTTGGTGACGTAGAGGGTGTTTTAATACCTGCAGGTGTTTCTACAGTTTATGATCAAGGACTAGGTAAAAACATTCAAAGACCATTCTTACACGTTCGATACAGAGCTTCTGAAGCGGACGACAGAAAGATGAAGTCTTGGGTGACTGGATCTGTTGGTGGAAACTACACTAGCGCAATTGATGAAATGAATGTACACTTCTTATCAGAAAGATGTCTGTGTGTTCAAGCGGCGAATAACTTCGTATTATTTAAAGCTACATCATAACTATATTGTAAGGTTTACCCCTGATGAAACTTCGGGGGTAATTCTTACCTTTAACTTTTTAATTATATTATATCATGGAAAATAAAGAAAAGGTTGCACCTAAGCAGCCAAAAAAGAAAATAGTTGTTGAAGAACAACAAGCACCAAAAAAACCAAGCTGGGAATTTAGAGATAGAATGTATTTCTTAAAGAATGAAAAACGTCCATTAGTATTTACATTACCATCCAGACATACCGGTAGAAAACCACTTTTATGGTTTGATGAAAAAAACGGCATACAAAGAGAATTAAGATATGCCACAAACCAAAACTCTCCATTTGCAGACGAACAAAAGGGCACATCTACATTAGGTAGAATTATATTTAGAGATGGTCAATTGTTTGTACCAAAAAGTCAAATAGCTTTACAAAAGCTTTTATCGCTATATCATCCATTAGCAAACGTATTATATTACGAATATAATCCAGTAAAAGAATCTGCAGATGAATTAGATTATATCAATTTAGAAATTGAGGCTTTGGTTACCGCTAAGCAATTAGAAATAGAACAAGTAGAAGCTATTTTAAGAGTAGAGATTGGTAGCAAAGTAGATAAACTAAGTAGCAGTGAATTAAAAAGAGATATTTTAGTATTTGCAAAAAGAAATCCAAAATTATTTATGGATTTAGCAAATGATGAAAATGTTGAATTAAGAAACGTTGGTATAAAAGCGGCACAAGTAGGCATTATTTCTCTATCACCTGATCAAAGAACGTTCACGTATGGAGATACTAATAGAAAGTTAATGACTGTACCTTTTGATGAACACCCATATTCAGCTTTAGCTGCGTGGTTTAAAACAGATGAAGGAATGGAAGTTTACAAAACAATTATGAAAAGACTATAAAGTCATCTTAGCGGTTGGGCCGCTCCGGTGGCCTAATCACTATAAATAAATATAAATATGGCAGTAAGCGTAGACACGGTATATCAAAGGGTGCTTGCAATACTAAATAAAGAGCAAAGAGGTTATTTAACACCAGAAGAATATAACTTATTTGCTAATCAAGCACAATTAGATATATTCGAACAATATTTTTATGATATAAATCAATTTGATAGAATGCATGGGAATAGTACGGAGTATTCGGACATGCTTAACCTGCTCAACGAAAAAATAAGTATTTTTCAAAAAACCAGTACATTATCATACTCTAATGATTATTATCAAGAACCTACTGATTCGTATAGAATTGGCACACTTATATATAACGGTTCTGAAGCAGAAAGAGTTAATAATAATGAGTATCTATACATAAGCTCTACGCCCGTAGCAGCTCCTACTAATGATTTTCCTATATATACTAGAGACGAAAACGGTTTTAAGGTATTTGGCAGCGCTGAATTTGATGGAAGTCAAACAGTAAAATGTAATTATGTTAAAAAACCTGCAACTGTAATATGGAATTACACAATGGTTTTAGGTAACGCTCAATATACAGCCACTGGCACTCAAAATTTTGAATTGCACGATTCGGAGGAAACTGAATTAATAATTAAAATACTAGCTTTAGCCGGGCTGCTAGTTCAAGATTTAGGTGTTTACCAAGTGGCATCACAAGAAGAAGCTAAAGATATACAACAAGAAAAAGCATAATAAATGGGACTATTAGACAATCAGACACAAGAGCAATATTATTTAGGCAATGACGGAACTCAGTTAAGTAACGACGAGAGTTACGGGGCCTATCAATTTATTACGCTTAAAGACATTGTAAATAGTTTTATTGTTGCTTACGTAGGTGAGGATAAAATAATAAGCAAGGTTAAAAGATCAGACGTAGCCTTCCATGCTAAAAGAGCTATTCAAGAATTTAGCTATGATGTTTTTAAATCGGAAAAGTCGCAAGAAATTGAAGTACCTCCTTCTTTGCTAATGGCATTGCCTCAAGATTATGTAAACTATGTGCAATTTAGCTGGGTCGACAACAACGGTGTTGAACAATTAATATATCCGACTAAATATACTAGTAACCCATTGCCTATTTTGCAAGATAATAATTATAATTATACTTTTGACGGCGATGGTAAATTATTAACGGCTAACGAATCTGAAACTTGGAAAAAATACAAGTCTGCTCCGAATAGGAACGCTACATTAGAAAATAATAATAATGTAGACATGCTAGCAGAAAACCACCTCGGAAGAAGATATGGTTTAGATCCTGAAATATCTCAAACTAACGGTAATTTTTATATTGACCCAATTAAAAATATTATTCATTTTAGCTCTAATCTTGTAGGCTTAATTATAACAATTAAATATATAAGCGATGGATTAGGTAATGACGCTGAAATGATAGTGCATAAATTTGCCGAAGAGGCTGTTTATAAGCACATAGCTCACTCTATTTTGTCTTCACGTGCAAATACACCAGAATACATAATAGGACGCTTTAAACGCGAAAAAACAGCAACTAAAAGAAACGCAAAACTTAGGTTATCAAATATAAAACTTAGCGAGTATGCTCAAATAATGAGAGGAAAGTCTAAGCAAATAAAACATTAAATATGCCTGAAATTAAAAATTTATTCACATCTGGGAAAATGAATAAAGACCTAGATGAAAGAATTATACCTAGCAATCAGTATAGAGACGCTTTAAATATACAAGTCTCTAGCTCAGAAGGAGCTGATGTAGGGGCAATTGAGAATATTTTAGGTAATTCGGAACATATAAATAGTGCTTATAATCCGGACACTGGTGGTTATACACAATATGATCCTATAAGTGAAAAATTTGATCCTTATGGATTTTTATTAGGTGACTCTAAAACTATAGGTGTAATACGATATGATAAAACCGAATGCATATATTGGTTTGTAACCTCTACAGCAACAAATGCTATTATAGAATATGATCAAAAAATAGATGTTGTTTCGCCTATACTAGTAGATAAAGCCAATGTTCTAAAGTTTTCTAAAGACAAATTAATAACGGGTATAAATATTATAGACGGCTTGTTATTTTTTACAGACAATAATAGCGAGCCTAAATGTGTAAATATACAAAGATTTAAAGAAGCATCAGCTTCAACGTCTAATGGATTTGTAAACCATACTGAAATATACGGTAGAGATTTTTTAGAAGAAGATGTTACTGTAATTAAAAAGTCTCCATTAACTGCCCCGACGTTAGACATGGCCGCAAGTGCTTTTGGTAATGACGTGCTAGGGACTGGGATAACACCTGTTACTACACAATATAATGTATCGGGTCTTACAAATTTTACTTACATACCGGACACCGTAGATGCCGCGGGAGAAACTGACTCAATGCCAACACATGGGGAATATCAACAAAATGTAGATATTGACCCTAATTTTTATCAAAATAGTAATCTACCCTCAACTTTTGGCAACGGTATTGATATAACTATAAATGCTCCAACAACTGCATGGACCGCAGGTGATATAATATTATTAAAAGGGTCTTATACTAATGAATTTAATGAAACGTATAGTTATCAAGTAAGAGCTCTAATAGTTAACTACGTTAATATTTCTGTTAAAATAAAGATTTTATCTCGATCTAATGATATTCAAGTATTTAGCACTCCTGTTATATGGGAAGCTACGCTAGAAGAAAAAGAGCCTTTGTTTGAATATATCTTCCCAAGATTTGCATATAGATGGAAATATAAAGACAACCAATATTCCGCTTTTTCGCCTTTTACTGAGGTGGCTTTTATAGGCAGTCAATTTCAATATTTGTCTACGGATGGGTATAATGATGGTATGTCTAACAACATAAGAAAACTTATTATTAAAAGTTTAACATGGGGAACAGAAGAGGTTACAGAATTAGATTTATTATATAAAGAGTCAAATAGCAATCTAGTTTATAAAGTAGAGACTTTAAAAAAAGAAGACTATATAGATAGTAATAATGATCTAATTAATGAATTTGAAATATTAAGCGAGATATTTAGTGCAGTAATAGAGAAAAACCAAATATTAAGACCTTGGGATAACGTGCCTAAAAAGGCTAAATCACAAGAAATTATAGCCAATAGAGTAGTATTTGGAAATTATGTTCAAAACTACAATGTAAACCCTGTAGGGTTAAACGCTTCGGTATTTAGTACGCCTCACCCGGATCAAGACTCTGACACAATTTTAAATAATCCTGAAAAATCTATAAAAAGCATTAGAAAATATCAAGCCGGAGTTGTTTTTAAAGATGAATACGGAAGAGAAACACCTGTTTTTACTGATAGTACAGCTGGTATAGATATTCCAATAGAGTTATCTGATGATTTAAACCAAATTCAAGTGCAGCCATCAGGGGATGCTCCTGACTGGGCGACTCACTATAAAATTTTTATAAAAGACATTTCAAATGAATATTATAACTTAGCTTTAGATAGATTTTATCAAGCAGAAGACGGTAATATTTGGATTTCCTTTCCTTCTTCTGAAAGAAATAAAGTAACTGAAGACACTTACTTAATATTAAAAAAACAGCACGCAACCGCAGTAGCTGTCAATACTTTATTAAAGTATAAAATATTATCAATATCTAACGAGGCACCTACTTTTATAACAAGACGTAACAAAGCTGTCGCTAGAGCAACTGTAACAATTACAGCTAATTCACAACCCCAAGGCGATTCTTCGTTTTTTAAGTTTGAAGGCCCAAGCGCTGAATCAGACCCAATATTTGCGCAGGGATTTAATTCAAACGCATCTTTAAGAATAAGTAATGGTGCAAATTCTACTGCTACTTACGAAATACAATCAGGAGGACCAACTGGTACAGGCGACGTGTATAGCGTAGCTTTACAGAAGCCTTTAGGTAATGAAGCTTATTGGCTGAATGATTTGGGGAACGGTGATGAAATAACAATAGTTCTTTTTGAAGAAGAGGATAAAGTTTTGCCTGAGCATAGTGGTAGGTTTTTTGTAAAAATAAATAGAGATTACGGTATTGAAGAAAATATAATAGACACTTTTCCTATTGTAGAGACTGACTACGGTATTAAAAATTCATTTAATGTATTATCTCACAAAAATCAAGGAAATGGTAACTCTAGCCAAGATGCAGTATGGAGAGATTTTGGTAATACAAGTGGGTCCTCAAGCAGAAGAAAGCCATGGGGCCATCAATGTCCCTGGAAATACCCCGGTGAGTGCTCTGATAAAACTAAATGGACGGTAGCAGTACACGGTTTAAAAAGAGATGATAGAAATAACCCGGCTAAATGGCTAGGAGGGGCTATGGAGGACTTAGATAAAGTTGGTACTTTAATAAGATTTGCGGACGCAAGCGGAAATGTTGGAAAAATATATACTATAAAAGAAACTGAAAGAGACTTTCAGCGAAGAGGTATGCGATCCAGTAATTCTAATTATACAAATTTTAGTAACGGAAGAAATGTTTGGAAAATTACCTTTGAAGAACCTTATGAAGACTTTGACATATTTTCGAATAGAACAGGATCAAACCCTATAACTCAAATACAAATATTAGAAAAGCTTATGATAGAAGGCAACGAAACGTTGTCTAGTTCCAATCCGGCTATATTTGAAACAGAGCCTAGGGAAGCGATAGATTTAGATATATACTACGAGGCTAGTGACGCTAAGCCTATAGCTGAATTTAATAATTCTCTTTTATTAAATTACCACAATGTATTTTCTTTTGGTAATGGAGTCGAGTCTAATAGAATAAGAGATGACTTTAATGCGGTTACCATAGATAAAGGAGTTAAAGCAAACTCCATACTAGACGAGCCGTATCAGGAAGAGCATAGGCCTAACGGATTAATATTTTCACAAATATTTAATTCTATATCAGGTGTTAATAGATTAAACCAATTTGTACAAGCTTTACCTATAACAAAAGAATTAAATCCAGCGTATGGCTCTATACAAAAGTTGCATGCTAGGGATACTGATTTAATAACTTTATGTGAAGATAAATGTTTAAAAATACTAGCTCAAAAAGATGCCTTGTTTAATGCTGATGGTAAAACAAATGTTACTTCTAATACGAATGTTTTAGGGCAAGCTATGCCATATATTGGGGAATATGGAATAAGTAAAAATCCTGAAAGTTTTTCTTCTTATGGGTTTAGAGCATACTGGGCTGACAAAAATAGAGGGGTTGTTCTAAGGTTATCCAGAAACGGTATAGACGAAATTTCCGCACAAGGTATGTCTGATTATTTTTCAGATAAAATGAAAACAGCTAATGAAATAATTGGGAGCTACGACGATTACTCTAATTGTTATAATATATCATTTAGTGACGAAACAGTCAGCTATAAGCAAGGGTTAGAAGGTTGGCCAACTAGAAAATCTTTTGTGCCAGAAATGGGTGTTTCTTTAAATAATACTTATTATACGTTTAAAGGCGCTAAAATTTGGTCGCATGATAATGAAATAAGAAATAACTTTTATGGAACTCAGTATAAATCTAGCGTAAAGCTTATATTCAACGGAGAGCCGTCTAAAGTTAAAAACTTTAAAACGTTGTCATATGAAGGTAGCAGCGGGTGGTCAACACCAACAATTCAAACAGATTTGCAAAATGGTAAAGTTCCTTCGTATATTGCCAAAGAAGGTATATATTACAACTTTATAAAAGGGAAAGCTAACAGCTGGAATAATATAAAACAAACAGGAGGATTAGACTCTGCGGAATTTTCAACACAGGGTATTGATGTGTTACAATCAACATCTGGAGACAATACACAAACAGAATTCACTTTAACCATATCAGAAAACAACGATTAACATGGCATTAAATAATTGTAGCATAACTTCACAATCGTTTACTAAAACAGGAGGGCAAGCAATAGGGTCGGATAACGCTCAGCTCGTAATTACACCTAATACAGGGTATGTTGTTTCTGCCTCTAGTTTTACAAATAATACAGGATCTTTAACCGGCATATCTAGTATTTCATTTTCAAATAGTGGTACAGCGGGAAATGTTGGAAATACGGTATTAGTAAATGTAGATTTAGATGATTCGTACGTTATGCCTTCCGCGAATACAACACTTGTTATAGATATAGATGGGGATGCTGATTTAATATCTTATACTATAGCGGGAGATTATGATACAGTTGTATCAAATGCAACTCCATCTACAGAAACAGGCACAGATTATGATGGGACAGGCAATTATAATCAACAGGTCACGGTTTTTACAAAAACATTTACAGCGACATCTGGGTATTATTTTGAAAACCCTCCAACTTATAAGTTAACAGCCGCAAACCCAGAAAGATACGCTATTACATATAGTGACACAAATGATAATGATGGTAATTTGACCGCCAGGGCTTTTACTGTAAAGTATACGCTTTTAAACCAAAATCAATCTGGGGACCACATAGATTTTACAGCTAGCGCTATAGAAATATATACACCCGCAATTGAAATAACCGCTTACGAAATAAATAATTCAATAATTAGTTTTGAAGGAGAAACTAGGACAATGCGTGTATTCGGATACCCTGGCGCTACGTTTAGCTTGAGTGTTGAAAATGAAGATGCTACTTCTATATTATCAATAACAAATCAAGCAATACCTTCATCTGGTGTATATTCTTTTACTATAGATTTTCCTGAAATAACAGATTCAGACATATATAATTTCGTATTAACAGGAGATGGGGTTTCAAGCAACTTTGGAGCATCAGGGCAACAACCACATACTTTTAGCATTAAACAACTTTTAGACATATCTATATCTATTGGGTTGACTCATTCTGATACAGACATAACAATTAGCGCTAATAAAACAAAATCATTATCTGGTTCGTCAGGAACTACAGACGATGAAAGCAACTTTGATCACACATTTACTATTACGTCAAGCTCTATAAATAGAATAAATATAACGGATAATACTGTTACTTTAACCGAATTTACTAATACAGACGAATCAACAAACGGTGGTACCGAAATAGAAATAACAGCTTTAGATTTTACTAGAGTTTCTAATTCAGAAATAAAAGCAGTGCTTGCATGCAATGTTAATCTTGTTGGGGAGACAGACGTTACTTCAATTTTAAATTTAGATAATTATCTTGCTGAAAACGCTGCACCTGTAGCGCAAAACGTAAGTGATAGTGTTGACAAAGGGGACAGTACAGCTGTTGTTCTTGTAGCCACAGACTCTGACACCGATGCTATAGACGGTGCAGATACTTTAACTTATACTATTGTAACGTTGCCTTCAAATGGTACGCTATATTCTGATTCAGGCTTATTAACAGCTATATCAGCTGGGGCGGCTATAACAGGCACAACTGTATATTATGAGCACGATGATTCCAGTAATTTAACCGACTCATTTACTTTTAAAGCTAATGACGGCTATAATGACAGTAATACTGCTACGGCAAATATAGCTGTAGGTGTATCTCCTGGTGATAGCTTATCTGTAAGCGGAGGAGACGGAGGAACTTATTTTATACCTGTAATATTAGGAACAAGTGCAGGAACCTTTAAGGTACATTTTAATGCAATATCTGTACCTGATAGAATAGAAATATTATTTGACACAGCAGGAGCGTCAAATGATATTGCAGACACCGAGGTTGTGGCAGATTCTCTTTTTGTTGGAGATGGAGTTACTTCTACAAATCCGGCTAATGGCACGACTACTGGTCTTAATAGCTACACTTACGTGGGCAGCGGCGGTAATGCTACAGGATCTGGAGAGCCGGGAGATGCTTGGAATAAAACGATAGATGGCACTCTTAGTGTTACTATAGCGGATTCTGATGTTGTTACAGATAGCGGATCAAGATCAGACTCTACACCAAATGGAGCAGCTAGAAATAGTGCCTCAGGAACTCAGGTGGGTGTGCAGAACTTAGTTTACACATCGACTAGCGACACAACGGGTACTTCTGATTTAGATTACCATGATGGTAATATATGTGTGACATATGCTAAAAGTAGCACTACTGCTTATACAGCTTATTTAAAAGTAACAGGAGTACTCAGTGGAACAGCATGGAATATTTTCCAAACAGAATTTATAGAAAATAATAATCAAATTCCTTAAAATAATATGCCAAGTATAACATTAAACTTTAGCAATTCATTAAATGTATCTTTACAACAGGGTACTGGAGATATTGTTTATTACCAGGATAGCGTAACGGATAATATATACACAATAGGACCATGCACAAATATTAGTGGCTCGTCCATAACTTGTGATATTTTGGCGTCTACACCTCCTCCAACATCTGGTGATTTTATATTTTTTGGGAAAAACCCAGAAGCAAATACATCAGGGCTGATAGGTTATTATGCCGAGGTTGACATGGAAATTGTTTCAACTTCAAAAAAGGAGCTATTTGCAGTAAATACAGAGATATTTATAAGTAGCTGATAATATGTAATAATATAATAATAAAGAAAAGTATAATATGATAGGAGCAGCATTAGGCGCCGTGCAAGGCTTAACCGGAGTAGTCGGTGGTTTGATAGGCGGCGGAAAAAGAAGACGTGAACAGCGAAGAGCTCAAGCAGAATTTAACAGAAGAAAGCAAACTTTTGAAAATTTAGATACTTCAAATGTGTTTACCAATATGGAAAATACTTACGAAGATTTAACTGTTAATCAACAAGAGGCACAATTTGTAGCTCAGCAACAGCAACAAGGTTTAGCTAATACTATGGACGCCATGCAGGGAGCTGCAGGTGGATCCGGTATTGCTGCGTTGGCTCAGGCTATGGCAAATCAACAATCGGTAAATGCTCAAAGAGCAGGTGCATCAATAGGTCAGCAAGAAGCTTCTAACCAAGCTGCCCAAGCACAGATGGCCGGACAGCTACAAACGATGGAAAGAAAAGGTGAATTATTATCTAGGGAAGCTGAATTAAATAAGCAATCTACATTACTAGGTATGTCTGGTCAAAGACTTCAAGCAGCGAATAAAGCTAGGCAAGATGCAACTCAAGGATTAATGGCTGGTATAGGTGGTATGATTGGAGGAGTTGCCGGAATGGGTAAAGCAGGAGCACTAGGTGAGGGTATGCAAAACTTTTTAAATAAATAATATGGAAGATAAACAAAAATTAGCTGAGTTTGTAAGTTTAGCAGAAAGCGGAGCAATCCAGGCTGGCCTTACACAAGACCAAAAAAATTTAGTTAATAAATATGTTATTGACCAACGTAATGCCTATGTTAATGCCGCAATGGTAGCTGATAGCCCAAGATTTACAAAAAATTCACCAGCATACATAGAAGCTGTATCTGAAATGAATATGGTAAAGCAAAATTTAGTTAATATAGCCAATCAGCAAAAAGCAATAACAGATAATCAACAAGAATACTTAGATGACTATCAATCAGGTAGACTTTCTAAAGCTAATAATTATAAGTCTGAAGCTTTTTCTTTAGCGGATGTTTATACTGGCAGTACTGAAATGTCTATAGATAACCAAGGAAATTTACTGTTCGGAAAAGAAGGGAACTACGTACCTTATTCTAAATTAGCAAACTATTCGTTAAAAGCAACTGATACTGCTAATAGCATATTAAATGTAGTGGATGATATATATAATTCTAGATATAAATTAAACCCGTCTTCATTAAAGATGGCTACCAACAAATTAAACACTATAATAGAAGAAGCGGGTAGAGATGATTTAATATCTTTAACAAAAGATGGTTTATTGCCGGGCTGGGAAGATATAGAAATTTCAGAAGAAATGTTTAAGCCTGAAAACTTTGAACAATTAAAAGGAATGTTTTTACAAACAATGGATACCGCGTTAGAAGATGTTAATAACCAACTACCTGCGTATACCAAAGGCAGAAAAACAAGTTCAACAACAACTACAACAACTTCTATGGACCCATATACATCTGCATGGATGGGTATAACAGAAAAGCAAGGCCAAGCAGTGTATAGCAAATTAAAAGATTTAAAGGTGGGTGAGCCTTTTACTCCTGATATAAAAATGAGCTTAAGTACAGATGCTCATTCTGATAGATATGGCGGTCAATATTTTTATACTTTTGAAAAAGCTTCTGACGGTAATTATAGCGTGACTTCTACAGATAGAGAGGGAAATAAAACATCCAAAGCTTACACACCGGAACAATTACAGAAAGAATTTTCTTTCACAACAACGCAAGCTGCTGGCGGGATACTAGCAGAAAATAGTCTAGACGACCTTTAATTTTAATAACTATAATGGAAAAACTCTGGCAAAAACTTTTCGATGCTAAGATCTACTCTAAGTCATTCGAAGAATTTCAAGAACAATTCTCAACCGAAGAAAAACAACAACTATTGCATGAAAAGCTCAGCGGAGCTAAATACTATAGTAAAAGCTTTGATGATTTCAAAGGGCAGTTTTTCGTGGGAAAGACAACGGACCCTGTAGAGGAGACTGCGATTGCGGGGTCAGAAAGCCAAGCAGTAGATGGGGAATCCAAATTGGTAAATGGTTTATTGGAGCAACAAGAAATTGATGACATATATAACAATAGATCTAAAGCATTACCAAAAACAGAGTTTAACACATTTGACTTTGATAACGAAGAAAAAATAAATGAGTTTAGGGTAAACTCTCAATTAGATTTTATTAAGAATAATAAAAAAATACAAGAGAAGATTTTACCGAATATTACTTCACAATTAAAACCTGATCTAATTAAGTATGCAAATAACTTAAAAGTAGAGCTAGGTTTAGATAATCCAGAAAACATAACGCAAGAAAAATTAGACGAGTTTTACAAAAAGTCTAATGAGTGGTATAATGTTGCATTAAATTCAAAACTTAATGTAAATAAAGAATATACCGATTTAACGCAGGCATTTAATCAAGCTATAGATGCTAAGATGCAAGGTAACTTAACAAGGTTTACCAAAAGTAAGGACATGCCTATTATGTTACAATTAGCTGACTACGCTGAAGAATCTCCGCTGCTAAGTGAAAACTTAATTAGTTTTTTAACTAAAGGCATTACTGGATTACGAAATGTAAAAGCAGGCGCTGAAAAAGCAGGTATATTGGGTAATCTTTCTATGAATGTAGATAAAAAGAAAGACCTAAAACGTAACGAAGAATTGGCTAATAAATTCGGAGGCGAGTCTATAGAAGGGGTGTGGGTTACTGATCCTCAAGCAAGAGACCAAGCTTGGAAATTTTTCCCTAAAAAACAATGGGGTACTGAGGAATCTACTATGTGGAGAACTGTTGTGGCTGGGAAAGAATATTCAGAAGGTACTTTTGGGGAGTTTAAACAAAAGTTTAAAGATGATTACATAGTAAAAGAAAACACCCAAACAAATAAAAGATTATTAGAAATACAGGAAGAGGAATTTGCTTTAAGCGCTTATGATGAACAAGAGATTCAAAAAATATTTAAAGGGGAAAACATTGTAGCTAATTCTATTTCTTTAGCTGGTGAGCAACTACCGCAAATGGGTCTAGCTCTGTTAACGCTAGGAGCATCGAGTGGGCTTCAAATTGGTGGTGACATTTATTCGCAGGGTATAGATGTGGAGGCTAGAAAAAGATTTAAATTAGAGGAGGGGGAAGTACCTACTCTAGAGCAGCGAGCTACTGTAATGGAAGACGATAAGTTTTTAGATAAACTTGAATCTAAAGCGGTCGCGGGAGGGTTTATAGCTGGACAGCTGGATAGATTTGGTGCCGGAAAAGTTTTAAAACCGTTTGCGGTGAATACAACTAAATCAATATTAAGAGGAGGTTATAAAAATTTCTTAAAAGGAGTAGCGAATGGTACTGTAAAAAACACACAAAGAGGTAGTATAGAAGCTATAACTGAAACCTTACAAGAAGTTATTCAGGCCGGAGCTAGCGGTGCGGATTTAAAGAAAGAGCAATTATTAGAAGCTGGAGCAACCGCTTTTATAACTACCGCAACGTTTGGAATAGGAGGAAAAGTAGCTACGCAAACCGCGGCAGAAGCTAAGACTATTAGTAAAATTACAGCGGGTAAGCTTAATCCTAAAAGCTCAGAGGCGTTTTTAAACAATAAAATAAAAGACTTACAATCAGCCCTCGACAATGGTGAAATATCTAAAGAAGCTTTTCAAGAAAGTTTCGACGCAATAAACAGCGTTAAAAAAGCAAACGCTTCTATTCCTAATAATTTTTCACAGCCTAGTAAAGAAAAAGCTTTAGATTTACTGATACAAAAGCAAGAGTTACTTAGCGAAATAGAAAACAAAGATTCTTCACTCACCAAAGTAGAGAAAGAAATGATTAATGAAATTAACACTGAGTTAGAATCATTAACTGTTCTTGAAAAAGCTGTAAGCAAAAGACAAACACTTTTGGAAGCAGCTCAGAAAGCAGGCGTTGTAGAAGACTTATCTGTTCAATCTTTTGAAACAAAAGAAAAAATTGAAGAGTACATAAAACAACAAGGAAAAGGAAAAGCTCAAGCTAAGAGAAGCATGGGTCAATATGGTACTATATTTCAAAACAAAAAAACAGGTAGACAGGAAATACTTATAAATAAAGAAATTGCTTTAGAAGATTCGGTAATAACAACAGCCGACCACGAGTTTTTGCATGCTGTACTATACCAAACTGTTAAAGGTAATAAACAAGCACAAATTAACTTAGGGCAGGCTTTATACACTGAATTAATAAAACAAACAGATGGAGCAGTACAAAACACACAGCTCGCACAAAGATTAAATAACTATTTAGAAAAAGCTAAAAATCCCACACAACAAGCAAACGCATGGGAAGAGGCTTTAACCTTATTTGCAGAAGGCTTAGGCGACGGAACATTTAAAGCTGAACAGTCTTTTATAGAAAAAGTAAAACAATTCTTTAAAGATTTATTTGGAAAAGAAATTAATAAAGAAATACGGTTTGATACAGGCGCTGATGTTGTTAAGTTTATTCAAGACTATAACAAAAGCTTTGAAAAAGGTAAATGGGGTGAGGGTATTAAAAGACTCGCTAAAGAAGGAGCTAAAGGTAAATTAGTTGAGGGTAAGCCAGTAATGACAGAAGAAGAAGTCGCTAAAGAGTCGGCTAGATCGAATTTAGATGAACAGCTTAATAAAAAATACAAAGGCAATCCTAAGCAGCTTATTGCTGGCATGCTTACATTTCCTTTGGCAAAATCTGAATTTGCTCAACAAATTGGAGGTATAACAAATAGAATAACGCAAAGATTATACGACCCGATACCTGCAGACCAAAAAAGAACAGTATCTAGGAATGATTTTATAGATGCATTGGTAAGTGAGGCCGCTACTATGGTGGACCGAGAATATAATGGTTTACAAAACCTAGATAAATTTGTAAGCAATAGGCTCAATTTAAGAGCTAATAATTTAGCTTCTAGACTTGGTATAGAAGAATCTATAAAAGCTGATGTAACGGAGCGTAAAGATATTGCAGGGACTGAAACAGCGGAACAAACTGTTCAAAGGTCAGAAGAAGTTATAAAAGAAAAGCCAAAAGCCAAACCTTTTAAAGATGCTATTAAAAATAAAGCTTTCGAGGAAAACCTTACAAGCACTTTAAATAAAAATATTGCTTTAAGCATAAGTAAGTACGATACGGAAATATCCAACAATAGGACTGTAACTCCTTTTGTGCAGAATATTAAAAATGGATTAGCTCAAGATTTAGAAAAAGACGTTATTAAATTAATTAACGAATATGGGTATGAGCAATTTTTAAAAGACTACAAAGGTACTTTACTATTTAATTATACAACAACTTACTTAAGTAAAAATCCTTTATTTAAAAAAGGTATACTTAAAAGTGTTGGAGGGAAAATGGGTAAAGATAATCAAGGTAACAACCTATTTAAACCAAACTGGACAGCACCTACTAAATTGGCTAATAACAAATACGACTGGGTTGACGATAAAGGTAAGAAACTTAAAATAGACAGGGATAATGCTGGACAAAGAGGCTTAACTTCTGGGCCTATTATAATGAAACGTAATCCAAAGATTAACGATATAATTACCGAAGATGAGTTTTTAAACTTTCATTTTGATGATGGCCCTGTTAGAAAAAGAGTTAAAGTTAATGCTAGAAAAGCTATCGCTAGGCAGGTTGCCTCTGAAATGGGATTAGAAATATTCCAAGAAGACTTGCAAAATGAAGGTCCTTTATATGAATCTTTTAAAGAAAGAGCTGATATGCTGGGTAAAGCTATGGCTGAAAATGCGGCTGTGGAAATTGCTAAAGACATAGACAGAGGGACTGTAAAAGAATCTGCAAGATTTAATTTAAATGAACAAATACAGTTACAGTTAGATAAAGGAATTGTAGATGCTAATGGATTAATAAGTAATCAAACAGCAAGAGATATTTTTGACAAAGCAGTAGAGTTCGGCCCTAACAGCAAGAAGTTTAATGAGTACATTAATAACATAGACGCTGATGATAATATAAAAACTATATTTCTTGATTCGGTTATTGGAGATAAAATATACTTAATACAAAGAGCTCAAAGAATTAAAGGGCGAAACATGGGTGTTAAGTATGAAAAAGCTATAAATGAATTACTTAAAAATAAATT